AAACTACTTGTGAGGGCATGATGCTATCCTTTCAGGGGCGGTACCAGATTGAAAAGTCTTGCCGGGCACCCCGGCCATGAGTCGGCGCATTGTATTCTGCCACAAGCGAGCCGAGAGATACACCCCGAAGCGGGGCCGACGTCACTATCACTTCGGCGGCTCGCATGATCGAGTTGGCTTGCTCTCGGGTAGTGGCCCATACGTTGATCTGCACACGAGCGTTCTGGCCATCCGAGTTACCGCACATGGTATTTGTCGGCACGCCGCCCACCTGTTGGTAGGTGATGTACGGGTACGGCGTGTTCTGCGGTGCGAACTCCGCATAGACCCGGTTGGACACTAGGCCCTGCAACGCTGCGACGAGGGCGGGCTCGAAACTCATTTGGCGATCAACTCTTTAACGCGCTCGCGCATGCGCTCGACGGCCTTTTGACCGGCGACGCTCTTGAGCGAATCCCACGTGGGACGGATGTACGGCACGGCGGGCACCCACACGGGCGTCTCGAGTGCGCCGGGCAGCGTGTGTGCGCCGGGGCCTCGTGCGTTCGGGTCGGCCTTGCTGCGCATCCACATGCCGTCGGCGCCACGCTTGTTGTAGCGCCAGTGACCGAACTCGACGTTGTACCAATGTGGCGCCTTGACCTTGTTGGGCCCGGTCGCGTAGACCTGCCGAAGGTGGCTCGACTTTTGCTTGTCGTGGTACTGGTAGATCGAGTCGTGCAGCGTGCCCTCGGCGAGCGGCACGATTTGGCGCATGCCCAGGTACAGTACGTTGATGCCCGCGAACGCTGCACTGCGTAGCGCCGGCTCGATGATCTTTTTCTCGTAGCCGCGCAGGTTCTCGACGATGTTGCTGCGGAACTCGACGGCCGCGACATACCGACGCAGTTTGGTACTGCGATTGCGGCTCAGACGATTGCGGCCATTAGCCATCATTGGCCCCTGTGGCCACGCCGATGTCGAGGTAGCGGTCGTCCTGCAGGTCCGGCAGCACCACGCGGATCTCGTACGGCCTGCCCTTGACGATCACACGCATGGTGGCGTCGATGTCGTCACACATGCGCACGCGGATGCTGGCCGTCGGCCGACTCACCTCCAGACCGCCCGTCTGAAACTCCTGGTTCATGAACCCCGCGCCAGTCAACGTCTTGATATGCGCCCACCGTTTGAACGCCGGCACCCAGCCCACGACCGGTTGCCCGAACGTGTCGACCCCTGACGCAGGCCGCTCAAAGGCGACACGCGTGTTGAGTTTTTGGGCGTTAACGTACTTGCTCATCGAGGCGTCACTTTCACGCGGCGCTCCAGCATCTGACGCACCGTGCGGATCCTCGCGGCATTTGCCCCGGGGTGCGGCGCACGCAAAGCCCTAACCATGCCGCGGCGAAACCACCGCAGGCAAGTTACCGTTACATCGAAAGTCATGGAAGATTGAGCCATGGCTAGAACGTGTGCACCCGATAGCTGGAGATGAGCGAATCGCGCGTGCGCTCCAGGGCCGTCTTTTCGCCGTCGTCGAATCGATCGCACAGCAACTGCACGTGCAGCAGGATAGCGTCTTTGAGCGCAGCGGGGATGTTCGCGGTGTAACTCACCACCTCGGGCGGGCTTTGGTCATCGTAGGTCGGCGGGTAGCCTGCGATGTAGGTCACACGCACGCAATCGTCACGGTCACGCGCCAGGTCGTAGCACGCGTCAGCTACGCGGGTGTAGGCACGCAACTTGGGCACGTAGTCGTCGGTCACGAAAAAATCCGCGATGTCCAACTCCGTCGCAGCACCCTCGTCGTTGAGGTACTCGACCCCTTGCAGACTGATGAACGGCGGCCGCAGCAACTCGATGTCACGCAGGGATCCCGCCGTCAAACGCAAGGTCTGTTGCACGAGCGAGCGTCGGGTGGCTTGCTCCACGTACAGGCGAGCCGATCGAATGTTGCGCTCCACCAGGTCGCCCAGCGGGTACACCGTCACGTCCTCGGGCGGCGAGCCAACCGACTCGATCTCGGGATCCCAGCGCAGATGCTCGTACGCCTCGGCGATCGTGACGGGTTCGACGGACGGCTCAGTGACGACGATGATGTTCATATTCGCAACCAACTTCCGAGTTTCTTGACCCACACTCCGACGACCGCAGTGTAGACGCCGCTGACCTTCGCGTAAATGGCCGTGGGCTGCACGTACGCGCCCGCCACCTTGACGCGAGTGAGCGTGGTAACGCCACCTCCCTCGCCGTCCCACGACGTGCCCCAGGAAGTACCCCACGAGTTGCCCCATGAGGAGGCCATTTAAATCGGCCCCCATTCAGTTCCGGGAGACCCGTTGCCCGTCACTTGCGTGCCGTTCACGTAGCGCACGTCGGAGCGCACCTGACCGGCCACGGTGAACGTGAGAGAGTCGGTCTTGGCCTTGATCGCGTCAACCACGGTGTCGACGTCCGACACGCTGGAGGCGCTGGCCAACGCAGTCAGACCCGCGCCGGCGGCGCCGATCTCGGCCGTGTCGAGCAGGATGGCGTCAACAATGCCGTCCACGGTGGAGAGCGCCGAGGCGCTGGCCAACGCAGTCAGACCCGCGCCGGCGGCGCCGATCTCGGCCGTGTCGAGCAGGATGGCGTCGACGACGACCTTCGCCGCGGCCACGTCGGCGGACACGCTGGCGCCGGCCGGCGTGCCGAGGCGCGACATGATGGCGTTCGTCGCATCGATGATCAGCGACTGATCGGCCGGGTCGCTCGGCAGGTTCGTGGTCTTCGAACTGATCCCGCCCAACTGCGTATCCAGGTTGGCGCTGGCCATGCCAATCGCCGCGCGCACACCGGCCGCGTCGAGCCCGGTTCCGCCTCCGGCGTTCTGCACGATCTCGTAAACCACGGACCCTGCAACCGCGCTCGATTCAGTCTCACCAGTGTCCGTGGTGAACATGGCCGCGGCAATCGCGGCGGCCGACGCGCCGGTTCCGCTCGGAGCCTGCTCGAGAGCGTTAACCGAGAAACGGTACGTGCCTCCATCGTCTTCCAACGTGTCGTCCAGCTTGTCGGTCGTGACCTTGATAGCGTCGACAACCGTGTCCACGGTGGCGAGCGCGGAAGCCGTAGCAAGAGACGTCAGCGCGCCGGCGTCCGGCAGCAAATCGGTGACGGCTTTGATCGCGGCGACCTCGGTGTCGACGTAAGTGGCCACGGTGGCGAGCGCGGAGGCACTGGCCAACGCAGTCAGGCCGGCCCCGGCGACACCAATCTCAGCGGTGTCGAGCAAGATGGCGTCGACGGTACCGTCTACGGTGGCGAGCGCCGCCGCCGTCGCGAGCGAAGTCAACGCGCCGGAATCCGGGAGCACGTCGGTGACGGCTTTGATCGCCGCAATACTCGCGGCGTGGTCAACCGATTGAGGGTAGCTCGTGTAGACTTGAACCGTCGTTGGCACAGCGCCGGACCCGACGAAGGTGAACGCAGCCAAGTCGTAATTCGTCTCCGCTTGGGCGGGAGCGTAGGTGTGGTACCCGTTGCCTTCGTGTGTGCAAGCCCCCGACCCGACCGACCCCGCTGCTTGCGTCCCGGCGTCTCCGGTCACGTAGACCGTGACTGCGCCCGTGAAGGCCGAACCGTCGGACGCCGACACCATCTGCGCTCCGATCCGCTGGCCGCTGACGTTCTTTTTCATCTCACACCACCTTCAAAATGACGTTGGCTCCGCGGGCCCACGACGGGTTGAACGCTTGACCGGGCTCCGCCGCAATCGCGCGAGCGCGGGTGCCGCGTGACACCAGCCGGCGATGATGGTCGCGCGGTGCCAGCGTAGCCGGAACGTACGGGTCGCCGGCCTGACGCCAGACGATGGCGGCCCTGCGGCCGGCGGTAAGCCACATTTACGGCTCCAGGGTCAGCGAAATAAACAGGTCGTCGCAGCCGCTTGCCGTGGCGCGCAGCATCACCGTATTGCCGTTCAGGTCGGCCGCCGACAGGTCGATGTAGTAGCTGCCGTTCGCCAGTTCAGTCGCCGTGCCGGCGGTCGTGGCCGCGTATGCCCCGCCGTCAATCGACCGGGTTACCGTGACCGTCTTGCCGGTCGCTGGGTTGTGCGTCGTGCTGTCCGTCATCACCAGCGGGAACTTCGCCAGCGCCTGGTTCTTTTTCAGGACCGTCTGCAGCGGAACCGACGCCGATTCCAAGTCGAAATCGACCAACCGCACCCGGCCGCCGAGCACGATCATGCCGGTCACGGTGCCGCCGAAATCGACGTAGTTCGCGCCAGCGGCAAACGCGGCATCGGGAAGGTCCAGCCGGTACTTGCCGTTGCCGATCGCCAGGAAACCGCCGTCGGTATGCGCCGTGGTGAGCGCCGCCAGCGAGGCCTCGGTGATGCTGACCTTGGCCGCGCCCTCGCGTCGATACCACAGGTCGATGCCTGATGTGTCGTAAGCCACGGCCGTCTCTGGCGTGCCGTCGGTCGAGTCGATGATGTCAACTGTCACCGAGCGATCGGTGGAGCCCTTTTTAACGATGTCGTGAAGCATGGTTATGCCCTCATTTGCTGGATGATCTTGGCGACCGCGGACGCCCCTGATGTGGTGGTGAAACCCGCGCTGCTCACCCGCGTCGAGTCGTTGCCCGCAGCGTCCCGGTGGACGTAGTGCGCGTAGTAGGTCGTGCTCGGCGACAGGCCTGAGAACGTCACGCCTTGCGACCCAGTGCCCGAGACTGCCTGCGTTGCGCCGTTGGTCTTGACATCGGCAGCCGTCTCCGTCGCGTTGGTCGTCGCCCAGTAGTACAGCGTGCCGTTGCCCTCGTCGGTGCTGACTGTGCCGCTACCGGTGGTGCTTCCGGTCTGCGTGCCGGTCGGGCTGCTCAGGACCGGTGCGGTAGTGTCTCCGACATCCAGCGTAGCCCGAATGCCGTCATCAGCCAATGCGGCACAGTCGGCGTCCGACAATTCTTCGGGCCAGAACACGATGTCCGAAATCTCGACGTTCGCACTGGCGTTGTTGCTGCCAGCCGTGATGAACGAGTACGTGTTCGAGCTGTAATTTTGGCCGCTGGAAATCACGTTGGCGGCGTCGCCCGACCGACCTATCGTGTCGATCCACGTATGTACCTTGTCCAGCGGGTTGGTCGTCGTTCGCAGCACATGCGTTCGTATGGACGTGCCGACAGTCCCGATGGTGACTGTATCGTTTGAGACGCCCATACGTCTCGCACGAACGTTGTTGGTCCCGTTCTGGCCGAGGTACAGCCCGCTCTGTTCTGCATCAGCCGTCGCGACCGATGCGACTTGCGTGAAGCCACCGTCGTAGTGCTTGACGGCGACCTTGATGGCGAAGGTCACGCCATTGCCTGCTGACCCGCCCGACTCCACCTTGTTCGCGATGTCGGTTACAGCACGACCTTGGAAGCGCCAGGTAAACTCGCCGCCGCCAAGATCGACGAGCGTTATCGTGCCGCCAGTCAGGTCGGCAGCAGCGCCGGTTTCGTCGTGCGGCGTGCTATCGCCTGACTCAGCCTTTAAGCGGAAGGTGTAGTCTTGCAATCCCATCAGAGCACCTTGAAAAAGTAGATCGGGCCGCTGGTGCTGTTGAACAGCACAAAACCGCCGAGGTTCGTGGCGTAGATGAACCGGCCATACGTTCCTGCTGCGGCGCGTGCACTCGGCGTCACCGCATTGGCGCCATCGACGCTCAGTGTGTCAATGCTCCACGGGTCGGTGCGCGGATTTGCGCCCGGCGTGAATCTGGTAATGGCCGTGGTGTCGGTGCTGTTGTCCCACGCACAAGCCGCTCCCAACTCCGGCACCCATCGTGGTTGCGAATGCCCCTGCCGCAAAGACCCCGCGGGCGTGCCAGAGAACGTCGGCGTGTACAACGTGCCTGTTGCGCAGTCGAACACGGCGTACTTCTGCGTGAGAAAGTCGTTTCCCCACAGGATGCAGTCATCGTCCGGCAGGTAGCACAAGCTGCTGTAGTTGCTCGACGATGACGCCGACCCGACTGTCGCCCACGAGTCTCCGTCTACGTCATATTTGACGAAACTCCCGGTAGCCGCACCCTTGTACCAGACCGCATGGCGGCTTGGGTCATAGCAAGAGCCAGAGCCTGAAGATGTTGCTGGCTCAGGGTTTGCCGCACCGGCTGTCATTTCGCCGGTCGCTTCGTTGAGAATCAAGAAGTCATTGGTGCCACCGCCCGCAGTCCATGACGTGTTTCCTTGTGTCGCAATGCACGGGCCAAGCCCAGGCACGTATACAGGCTTGTTGTAGCTGTGGATGGCGCGGCGCCGGCCATCCGAGTACAACCCGGTTGCTTCCTGTCCATCGTTCGTGGTCAGGACGTTGCCGACTGCCCCCGACGGGTAGCGCACCATGGACCACGACGGGGTGTCCGACCAAAGGTCTGCGACGTACGGCTCATTGCCTGCGTAGTCGGCATGTCCGCCCTGGAGCGGGAGCCAAATCCTGTCGCTGCTTTCGTCATAGCAGGCTCCGCAATACGCACTGACGATGCCCGCATGCCCCGTGCTCCCATTCCACTCGGGCGCGCTTGGGTGGTTCGGGTTTATCGCAGGGTTGCCAGAGGGATTCAACGACGCGAGGGTGTTGGAAAACGGCACCACGCTCCACGTTCCGGGCGCTTGAGAGGTTGTCCACAGCGGCAACGGAGGCGCGGGTATCGGCCGCCCGCGCCCGTGTGCCGTGTTGATCCCCAGCCGCATCATGCCGCCACCTGGAAGTATATCGTGCCGTCCGGACGACCGTCGGCGTCGACGGGTTCCCCGGATCCAGTCACGCAAAACGAGTTGGGGGCCCATTCGGTCCCGTTCCAGTACCGCGCGCTGCGCCCTGTCTCCTCGATCACCCAGGCCCGCGTGCCGGGCTGCAACGTGGTCAGCGCAGCCATATCGGCGGCCACGAGGTCATTGAGGTCGTACAGTGTGTACGCGGTGTCGCCAGTGGCGCGGATCTCGACGCGCACCCGGTCATGGAACGGCCCGATCGTTTGAGCCTCCGCGCGCAGTTTTATACGCGACATATTCTCGTCGAAACCGTGCAACAGCAAACCAGCGCCCGCTACCTTGACCACAAAGCCCTCGGGCATCCACAAGATGGCCCGCTCGGTGTTGCGGATGGTGATGGTCTCAGCGATCATTGCAGCGCCTCCGCGAGCGGCACATAGGGGAAACACTTGAGCGCAGATCCCGGCGTGCAATTGATGATCTCGGCGCCGCGGCCGGCCAGCGCCGGAAACCGCGCGATCCAGTTGGCGTATGCATGCTGCGGCGTGTT